AGAAATAGTTGATAGCATACGTGGTACTATTTCTATTGAAAATGATGAATGGAACTAATTATGGTAACTTTATCTATTATTTTATTTTTGGTTAACTTGCTTATAGGGTATATTTCCTATAATTTGTTTAGGAAGGTTGAAAAATTAGAAAAAATTGTCGACTCACAAGATTCATATATTCGTCGATTTTCTAATACTGTAAACTATACTAAACAGCAATTAGACAATATCGACAATAAAGGAACATTTGAATCAGACGATGAAATAGGTTGGTTCTTTGAAAGTGTAAAAACATTGCAGAGAGAACTAAATGAATTTAATATTAATGAAAACAACAGAAACACACAGTCAACCCCACCTTCTAGTAGAAGATAATTCTATAACAGTTGAATTAACTAAATCCGGTAAGCCACGTAAACGCAAACCTAAGACATCTAATACCTATTTTACCGAAGACACTCAGAATGCTATTGTTGAGTATGTTGCTTCGGAAGACCAAGAATTTAGAAATAATGTCTATCGCGAGCGTATTGAGTATGGATTTTTTAAATTAACCCAAAATATTATCCATACGTTTAAATTTTACTATACCGATGGTGAATCGGTAGAGGATGTACAACAAGAGGTAATTGCGTTTTTACTTGAGAAACTTAAGTTATATAAGCCACATAAGGGTAAAGCATACTCATACTTTGGTACTATAGCCAAACGTTATCTTATCCTTAAAAACAAAAAGAATTACCAAAAATTACAGGATAAAGGTGATTTGGCGGAAGTAGATGACGATAAGAAAATTAAAGAAGAAACGATTAATAGTTACTATAGTCAAGATTATAGCATTACCGAGTTTATGAGTTTATATATTAGGTATGTTGATAAAAATCTTAGTAAATTATTTCCAAAAGAAAATGATGCTAAAACAGCCGACGCCATAATGGAATTGTTTCGTAAATGTGAATCATTAGATATTTTTAACAAGAAGGCATTATACATTTATATACGTGAAATGGTTGACGTAGATACCCCTCAAATTACTAAGATTATTAAGAAGCTAAAGTCGATATACGTTGATTTATATAATAAATATTACCAAGAGGGTTATATAAAAATATAAAATTTTATTGTTCCTATATTTATAGTCAAAAATTAGATAATGAATTTTGATCAAGTAATGTGGGGTAGTAAAAAGTTTTCGGACCTACTTAAGGACATATACACTAACTCTAAGGATAAAGAAAAACAAATTAGGGAGCTGATTGAGACGTTAAAACCATTGGTTAACGACGCCCAATCAGCTCTTATGATTGTTCCTTTAATTGCTGAACATCTTAATATTAGTGTAAAAAATGATGAACAACTTGTTAAATTAGCAGGTATTGTTCAACGTGCCCTGTCTGCTAACACAGATGAAGCAGCTAGTTTTATTTTAAGTGAAGCTGAAAAGGAGCAATTATTTTCAGCTGTTAAAGAGGTTGGCGATAACATTAACGGACCCATAAACAAATAATATGAGTGTAAGGGTAAGAGAAGGTTTAGCTACAATAACTGCTAATACAGGATATAATAACTATACTCCTCCTACAACATATCAAGTAGGAAAAGTATATGCTACTATGCTTAATCCGGGGAATGTACCTAAAAAAGTATGGGAAGATAATGGTGGGTGGAGTGGTATTGGAACTATATGTTTTGATACTTATAATCCTGAATCTGAAATTGATTTGGCTAGTTTAACTGATGATAAGATAGCATCATTAACTACTGCTTTGCCTTTATTACCTTATCAAAAATATTTTCCCTTACCAGGTGAAGTTGTTTTATTATTTCAACTCCCTGCAGCCCCATCTCCTATTACTAATAAAGCATTTGAAACGTATTATTTGTCTCCAATTAATGCTTGGAATAGTCCTCAATTTAATGGTTTATTTATAGATGAAAATAAACAATTGCTTGAAGATTATCGATCATTTACTCAAAATGATGACTTTAGAGGGGTTCAACCATTTGCAGGAGATAATATTATAGAGGGTAGATTTGGAAATTCTATTCGTTTTGGAAGTACAAATAAATTGGGGAGTAAAGACTTAAGTCCTTGGTCTACAAATCCAAATGAACTAGAAAATAACCCTATTGTTATTTTATCTAATGAACATAATTTTAAAATTTCAGGATCAGATATGTTTGTTGAAGATATTAATTGGGATGGATCTTCACTTTATTTAACTTCTAAACAGTCTATTCCTTTAAATATAGGAAATGTTAGATTAAGCAATATAACATCTCCCATATCTATACGAGACTATAATGGTTCTCAAGCAATTTTAAATGCAGATAGAACTGTTATTTCGGCTAAATGGGATGAAGTATTAGTATTTGGTAGAACAGGAGTAGAATTATATTCTCAAGGTCCTGTTTATATGCAAAGTGATGAAGTGGGAATTGCACTGCAAAATAATAGTATATTTTTAGGTCCTTCATCTAATAATACAACAACTCAACCGCTTGTACTAGGAAATAATTTAGAAACTTTTCTTAGTAACCTTTTACAAGCACTAAGTAATTTTTGCACAGCCATATCAGATGCAAAAGCAACTCCTGAAGGTATAACTCTTACGTCTATAGCAGTAGGATCTGAAGCTTTACAGAAAGGTATAACTTCTGTTAGTAAAGATTTAGATACTGATAAATTACTTTCTAAAACAACATTTACTGTATAATGCCTAAGACAAACGAAAGAATAGAATTGCTTAAAAAAACATTAGAGGACTCTCAAGCATTGTATGAAGATACTAAGAGACAATATGATATTGCTATTGCTTCATTTGAGCAGTCTAAAGTAGCATTATCTCAAGCTGTTTCTTTTTCTAGTATTTTAGGTAATCTTAGTTTAGATCCTGCTACCGCTTTAAAAACAGCTGCTTCTTTTGCCCCTAACCCTCAAGAATATGCTAATCGCATAAACCAACCAGGAATAGATCCTCAAAAAATAAAGCAAGAATTAGCAGATAAAGCAAAAGGTGTTACTAAAGTAGCTGAAGCTGCTATAAAAAAAGCAGAAGCAGAAGTTCAAAAAACTACTAAAGCATTAACGGGAATTGACACCCAAATAAGACTTATATTACAACAATTAGGAATAGCACTTTCAGGAATAACTTTAAAAAAACAAGCCGATATAGCTAAAAAAACAAGTAAACTTAAAGTTAAGATAAGAACTAAAAAAATTAAATTAAATGAAGTATTAATTGAACTTAAAAAAAGAAAAGCAGCTGTTAAAGCAGTAGCTAAAGCCGCTGCTTTATTTATAATAGCAAAACTACTAAATAGAGAAGTTCAGCGATTAGCTAAAACAGTTCAACAGTTATCTGAATTGGTTGATAAGGTAAATGATCAAATTTTATCAATTCAAACTAAACAAGATGTTTTAAAAGCAAGAATTACAAGAGATGCTGCTTTAGCTGAATTAGGTAAAGCTAAAAGACAAATAGAAAATATTAGAGATATAGTTAAAACTTTAGAAATATTTCTTACTATTTTATCTTTAGCAGCTAAAATATTAATAGCTACTGTTCAATTCCCTACAACACCATTAACTGTCCAAAAAATAGTTAATACTATTTTAACTATAGACTCTATTACTATCCTACTAGGTACAACCCGCTCAGCACTAGACGATCTGATATCAGAAGTTATATACCAAGAATCTAGATTACTACCTATTAGTGATGTTATTGATAAAGCATTAGATGAAAATTTAACACCTGAGGAGATAAAAGGTTTGTTAGATAATGGAAATAATGTAGGTAATATAACATATAGAGGATTTACATTTGATGTAAAAGAAGAAAATGATCCTAATCTTGTAGTAGCTGGAAATAAACGTAGATATGCTGTTGCTTTAGATCGCAGTGGATTTATCCGTCTGCGATCTCAGTCATCATTTACATTAAATCCTAGCGTATTAATTGAAGAGTTAAAACTACAAATCGACGAACAAAATCTTGAAGCTTAATATTTATTAATATGGAAACAACAAAATTAAAAAATCTAATTAAAGAAGCCGTTAGAGAAGTTTTGAAAGAAGAATTGGCTAATCTTGGAAAACAAAAAATCCAAGAATCATTAACTAATAATGAAGAGTGGCCTACTGTTAACCTAACAACTAAAAATGTTAACCCAGCTGCTTTTCGTCAAAGTTTAATGGATCAAATGGGTATAAATGCTCCTCAACCAGCTAAACCAACAACATTTGCTGAAAAACAAAATGTATATCAGAATATGTTAGCTCAGGTAGCTGCTGAAATGAGACAAAATCCTGGTGAGATTAATAATTTTAGAAACGCTCAATAATGGCTTATGTAAGAAGTACTAGGGTTGATCCTAGAGATTTACAACGAAACACAGCAATCGGTGTTAAACTACCATTTAACGCCCCGGGTGTTTTTTATAGTACTTTTTCTACTAAAGATCAATTAAAATACAATCTTGTAAATTTATTATTAACATCAAAAGGTGAAAGAATAGATAATCCTGAATTTGGTACTCTTTTAAGATCCCAACTATTTGGGCAGATGACGGAAGCTACTTTTGGTGATATTAGGGATAGTATTGTTGATAGTGTTCAAACATACATTCCTGAAATCTTAATAAATCGAGTAGATTTTTTACAGGAAGGAGAATATGGTAGTAATACTCTGGTTGTTAAAATTGACTATCAAATATTAATATCAGGGCAAACAGATACAGTAACAGTTAATTTTGAATAATGGCAGAAAAGAATATATCATATTTAAATAAAAATTTTACTCAATTTAGAGCTTCTCTTATTGAGTTTGCTAAAAATTACTTTCCTAACACATACACAGATTTCTCAGAAGCATCTCCAGGTACTATGTTTATTGAGATGGCTTCGTATGTTGGTGATGTACTGTCATTTTATACTGATACTCAAATTCAAGAAAACTTTGTTTTAACAGCTGTTGAAAAACAGAATTTGTTAAACATGGCATATTCACTAGGTTATAGACCTAAATCATCTTATGCCTCTGTTGCTGCCGTTGATTTTTACCAAATAGTACCTATTTCATCTGGTCAGCCAGATTTAAGATATGCTTTAACAATTCCTGAAAATACTCAGTTACAATCTGTTTCTACAGGAATAAAATTTTTAACTGTAGATAGAGTAGATTTTTCTGATACAGGATCAGTTATTATTAGTTTATACGATTCAGGTAATTACCTATTTAAAAAATCAACTAGAGCTATTTCAGCTGAGGTTTTAAGTACTAATTTTACTTTTGGTGCCCCTCAAAAATTTACTTCTGTTGAAATTAATGAACCTAATTTTTTACAAGTACTTCAAGTAACAGGAAGTGATAGTAGTGTATGGTATGAAGTACCTTATTTAGCCCAATCTAACATTATTAATAAAACAACTAATACTGGAGCTAATGCTGATAAGGTTCCTTATTTAATGAGTTTACTTGAAACTCCTAACCGCTTTGTTACAAGAATAAAAACAGACGATGTTGTAGAATTACAATTTGGCTCAGGAATGTATGTAAATGATCCGGATGATATTATTATCCCTAATCCGGATACAATTCAACTTGGCCTAGTACCATCAGTGGATACTTCTGATTTGGTTAATAATTACAACCAAGCAGCTGTATTTTATACTAAACAATATGGTACTGTACCTTCTAATATATCATTGAATGTTCAATATACTGTAGGAGGTGGAATTGAATCAAATGTTCCTGCTAATGATATTACTAGAATAACTTCAAACGCGGGTATTGTTGCTGTTGACTCTGCCTTTACTAATACTTCTTTATCAACTCTTGTTGTAACCAATCCTGTTCCTTCTACAGGAGGTAGAGGAGGAGATACAGTAGAAGAAATTCGCTTAAATACTTTAAATGCATTTTCTGCTCAGTTAAGATCTGTAACTAAAGAGGACTATATAAATCGTGCTTTAAGTATGCCATCTCAATTTGGCACCATTGCAAAAGTATATGTTGAACAAGCCTCAGCTTTATCTGTTCAAGCAGGTAATGATCCTCTAATTGATAATAACCCGTTAGCATTATCAATGTATGTTTTAGCATATAATGATAATAAACAATTAGAAAATGCTACTTTAGAATTAAAAACTAATTTAAAAGAATATCTTGAACCATTTAGAATGGTTACTGATGCTGTTACTATTAAAGATGGTTTTTATATTAATATAGGAATTAATTTTGATATTACTGTTATTCCTGGTTTGAGCAATAATCAAATATTAACAGATTGTATTACTACTTTAAAGAATATATTTGACATAGATAAATGGCAAATTAATCAACCTATTATATTATCAAATTTATACTCTGCACTACTACAAGTCCCAGGAGTACAATCAGTAGTAAATGTACAATTTACAAATAAATCAGGAGGTAATTATTCTCCGTATAGCTATGATGTAAATGGTGCTACTCTTAACGGAGTTATATATCCTTCATTAGACCCATCAATATTTGAAGTTAGATTCCCCGATTTAGATATTCAGGGTAGAGTTGTAACTTTCTAATATTTCTATATTTATTGTAAATAAAAACATAGATGGCCGTCTATAGAATATTCCCTGAAAAGGATACAACCATGTACTCTGAATATCCCTCAACAAATACAGGGCTAGATCAGATATTAGAAATTTCAAACACTACATCTTCTTTTGGTGCACCGTCACAGGTATCTAGGATTTTAGTAAAATATCCTACAAGTACTATTCGAGAAGTAATTGCTACTAAAGTAGGAAATCCTTCATTATTTCGTGCTTATTTAGATTTATACTTAGCAAATGCTACTAGTCTTCCTGATAATTATACTTTAGATGTTTTTCCTATATCTCAATCTTGGGATATGGGTACTGGGCGTTTTCTTTATAATCCACCAATTACTAGCGATTGTAACTGGGTGCAAAGACAAAATGGTATAAATTGGCCTGTTACTAGTTTTATTCTTGACACTACAGCCTCTTATCAACCAGGTAATCCAGGTGGTGGTGTGTGGTATATATTGTATGAAGGTTCTCAATCTTTTGAAATAAATAATACAAAAGATACTCATATAGATGTTACAGATATTGTAGGTAACTTTAATAATGGAAATTTATTTAATGATGGTTTTATTATTAAAATGACAGATGGATATGAATTTAATGCTTCATCTTCTTACTCATTAAAATTTTTCTCTAAAGATACCCATACTATTTATCCTCCTATTCTAGAAATAAGATGGGATGACAGTACATATAATACAGGGTCTTTAACGGTTTTACCTAATGATAATACCATTATTACTTTAGGTAATAATATAGGATATTACAAAACCGATACAACATATCAATTTAGAGTAAATGCTCGCCCAACATATCCTGCTAGACAGTTTACAACACAATCCGTTTATACCTTAAATCAAGCATTACCATCTTCTTCTTATTGGGCAATACAAGATTTAGATACTGGAGAATATGTTATAGATTTTGATAATTTATATACTAAAGTAAGTTGTGATTCATCTGGAAATTATTTTGATTTGTATATGGAAAGTTTTCAACCTGAAAGATATTATAAAATACTAATTAAATCTTCTTTTGCAGATGGTTCTACAGTAGTATTTGATAACAATTACACCTTTAAAATAACCAAGTAATGGCAGAAAATATTCCTGTTCAACGCGCTATATATGACAAGAATAGATTCCCTAAAGTTATCGACACTCAATTTAGAGAATTAAATTCACCTGAATCTGTTGCTCCAGAAGTAACAATAGAAGATTTTTTTGCTTTGTATGATGAGTTATTTTTTGATATTCCTAAAGAAGGAGATATTGACTCTCATAGATATATCTTACAAAGAGAAGCAGAATATTTAGGTGTTAAATTTGCTGATGATGTTGATATACAAGCATTATTGCAAGAAATAACAGATTTAAGACAACAATTATTAACAGCTGAGACTGAAAATGCAAACTTGGCCGAACAACTAGCAAACAGTACGAATGGCAGATAATATTAAAATAGTAGGACAGATTCTTGATACAGACATAGTAAGTCGTTATCCCTTACAGGATCAACAATTACTTGTTCCTAGTATACAGTCAGAAACATTTGGTGCTTCTACTGATTATATTGAATATTTTGTTTTTGATCTTGGAGGAAGTGTTTTAAATTCGGATTATAATTATCAATCATATAAATTACCTTCTAATGTAGGTTATTCCCAAAGCTTACTCCCTGCTATCGAAATAGATCCTATTCAGGATATCCAAAATTTAGGATATGAATCGGGTGAAGTAACAGTTAGATATAACTTTTTTAGAAAAATTGCTAGTCAACCATTTAGCAATCAACTATTTATCCAACAAATTTCTACGGACAGAACAGAAATTAGAGTAAACTCTACTGTGTTGTCTCCAGAAAGTTTGTTATCTATAGTTACTAATTTTACTCAAAGACAAAATGAAGTTCCATATTACTATTATGTAATATTAAATTTTGGAGACAATAATCAAGTAATAGCAGTTAATGCTTTAAGTACTGTTACTGACACCGGAGAAGCTAGTATTTTATTTAAATTGGCTAATCCACTTCCTGCTAATTTAGGGTTAAAAAATACTTTTTGGATTGTAGAGGAAATTATTAATCCGTACATATTTGATCTTAATCTTGATAAGTTAATTTCTCCATTACCACAACCTACTTTAAAGGGTCCTAACTTTGACATTGATTTACAAACTAAAGAAGTAGTACCTACACCATATAGTAATTACACTCAACTTATATCATCTCTTACAGGATCATATTATCAAGTTGTTTTAAATGTTATTAACAATCAAAACACTAATATTAATATAGACTATAGCACGCTTAATGATTTTGTTCATTACAGTTCTGCTGAGAATAGGTTGTATAATTTTATGTATAAAATAGGAGAGATTGAATCTTATCAATCTGAGATTAGTGTTAATACTCCTTTAACTGCTAGCAATCCATCTTTAATTGGTTCTGTAACTAGAGCTAGTTCTAGTTTAAATGAAATTATTTCAAAATTTGATGGGTTTGAATATTATTTATATTTTAATTCAAGTTCATTAACTTCTTCTATTGTAGAATATACATTAGAAACAGGTTCATTTCTTGAATATTATATAGCTCCTTATCCTAAAACAAATAATACCCAACCTTATAGCCTATATGCTTCATCTTCAGCTACAGCTCAAAGTTGGTATGCTACTGCTTCTAATGTAGCTGTGGCTTATGATATAGATAATAAAGATATTTTAATAGATACTATACCTTCTTATATATTAGAAGATCCGGATAACTATTTACCTTATATTACGTTTGTTAATATGATAGGTCAATATTTTGATAATATTTGGATTTATATAGATAAATTAACGGATGTATGGGATAATGATAATAATTTAAATAAAGGTATATCTCAAGATTTAGTATATGAATGGTTAGAATCATTTGGGATGAAACTTTATAATTCCCAAGGTAACCAAACTGTACTTGATTATCAAGTAGGTGGATATAGTGGTAGTGTTGATTTTAATGGTGATTATTCTCCATCAAGTAGTTTTTTAAATAACGTACCTAGAAAAGATTTAGTATTAGATAACTATAAAAGATTATACCATAATTTACCTTATTTATTTAAAACTAAAGGATCACATGGTGGATTACAAGGTTTAATTACTGCATTTGGTATTACTGGTTCTATTCTTCCTATTAAAGAATATGGGGGTACAACAGATTATCAGGATTTAAAAGGATACAACCCAAATAAAATTACTTTAGGTTCAAATACTATTACAGGTAGTGTTTTATCTTCAATTAAACGTTTAGAAACATCTCCAACTTCGTCTAGAGCTATAAAAAGCCAAGATTTACACTTTATTGATGTTTCATTTTCTCCAGAAACACAGATTGATGCTGCTGTATCTGCTTCAATTACTACTGTTGATCCAACATGGGTAATAGACAATTATATTGGTGATCCTAGAGATTTAGAATTAAATACATATCCTTCTTTATCACTTGAACGTGATTATTGGTTTGGGCAAACATTTGATGAACCTTTTGATTATGGTGGGTTTATAAGATTAATACAATTCTTTGATAATTCATTATTTAAAATGATCAAAGACTTTACTCCTGCCAGAGGTAATACTTGGACAGGTGTTTCTATTAAATCACCTGTACTTGAACGACCTAAGGTTGCTCAATATGAACCTAGATTTACACAAACAAATGAATTTTCTACTACAACAGATAGTGCTTCTTTAGAACCTATATATGATCCTTATTATTATTATTTAGCAGGAGATAAAGCCGACTATTATGATGGTGCTATACCTGGTTCTGAACTTGATACTTATTTAGTTTTTGAAGAAAACAATAGAAATCCGTTTTTAGTAAACAATACTGTAGGGTATGTTCCTCCTGGGTTTATTAGTGGTAGTACAGAATTTGTATTAGAATATAATTCTCCTAGATTTGAAAATTTCTTTTTAAATTCAGATTTTAATGTATTGCAAAATAATATAGATGTAAGTTTAACATCTGAATATAGAAAAAAACTAGTACCAATATATTCTGCAGGAACTAATAATGCTAATTATATTTCTTATTCTATAACTGAATCAGTTGAATTGCAAGATTCATATCTTTCTTTACATTCATATGTTACACCAAGATATGATGGTGTTCAATTATATGGTAGATTATTTAATACATGGTCTATTGGAGATGTATCTTATGGTAGTTCTCCTGTAATTAATTATTATGTTAAAAAATTAGGTTTATTTACTGAAGTTGTAGATAATACTTATTTACCTTATAAAAGTAATGTTAGATTAAAGTATTTAGTTGATGAAACAGGTAGATTAACTGAACTAAATAAACGTAATAGAAATTGGGTAGAAGTACAAAATACATTTAAGACTGGAGATACACTAAATGTGTCTTTATTTGATCCACAAAAATATTCTAATCAGATACAAACTAATGGAAATAAATTTATATACGAAAGTGGATATGCTTATTTCCCTGTTTATTATGCCTATGGAGATGAATCAACTCCTGCAGAGTGGGATTCAAGTGCTGCTTTTGTTCCAGTTCAGTTAGGTTCACAAAATATATTAAATAGATATTTTACAATATATATTGATCAGGGTGATGTAATTCCATCAAGTGTTACTTTTACTTCTTCAAGTTATTCACTTATAGGATCTGTAAACATGTATGAGGTATGGAATTTATTTAATTCTACTAATACTAACAACAATGATGGACTTTATTTCTTCCCAGGCGTTGGACCAGGAAATGGAGTTGATCCTACAGGAACTCCTATTAATGTAACATCTTCTTATTATCAAATACCCGCAAATGGTATCTATGAATTTAGTTATAATTTTAATGTTGCTGCTACTGCTTCTGTAAGTAGCCCTGTTAATAGTCTTACAGCTAGTATGGAAGTATGGTTAAGTAGCTCAGCAGGTGCTACTCTTCTTGATCAAAATAAGATTATAGCTCCATTTAATGATGTGTTTTATAGAGGAGTTTTAGGTCAAGTTCCAAACGGGTTTAGTAATATTATAGTACAAGATCAATCTGTGACTATAACAATACCAACAGGATTTGATATATATGAGTATAACTTACCTACAGATACAACTCCATTTAATATATTACCTATAAACACAAATACTACCTATAGGTTATATAGAGTAACAGGAATACCATTCTCTTTTGCTAACTCAGAAACTTTTAGAACTAATTTAGGATTTTTCTGGGCTGATCAAGCTAGTGGCTTTAGTAGTTCTAATTATACTTTTATAAAATTATATAGCCAATTAACAGCCCCAGGAGGTGGAGGATCAACCCAACTATTATCATTTAGAAGATCAGTAATTGTAGATACTTTAGGAGTTGCTAATCCTGGAGATTTAGTAGAATTTAGATTTTTTGTTGACTCTAATACAACAGGAATAACTTCTGCTACAATAAAAGAAGGTGGAATTTTAAAAGTTGTTCCTTCAAATAATACTTTAACAGCCACTGATACTAAGGTATGTGTTGATCAAACCCAAAATGCCTTTTTCTTAAGTTCATCATTATCTCCGTATTATGGTCCTGCTTACTTTTTTAATCCTTTAGATGCAGCTGTTTCGGCTTCATATGCTAATTTATACCTTACCTATGGAGATATTTTATACCCATTCGTTTTAGAAGAAAATGATAAAATAGTAGCACAAATCGAAAGCCCTAGTGGCTCAGCACTTGTATATACTGTTGCAAGTTCATCTATAGCAGGAGGAACAGGAAACGTATACATTTATACTAAAGAAGATATAGACGGATACTTCGGAAACTTATGTAATAAATTTTATAGAATTTTGTTCTTAAAAAGATTACAAGACGAAACCAGCATTATATTAGATTTTCCTAAACCAGTAGGTAAAACATCTTATGGCTTTAACATACCTCAAAATATCAACCCAGCAGTACTAGATAATATTGATCAAATTACGAAAAATGTAAATCAACAGTTGATAGATGTGGGAATTAATACAACAACATAATCTAAATTTATAAAAGTTAAATATTTATAACAAAATATATTGTAAAAAATGGCTATTTTAAATAATAATACTGTAACAATTGATGCAGTTTTAACAGCTAAAGGTAGAGAACTAATGGCTCGTAATGATGGTTCTTTTCAAATTACCCAATTTTCTCTAGCAGATGATGAAGTTGATTATACCTTATATAATCCTCAAAATCCTTCAGGTTCTGCCTTTTATGGTCAAGCTATTGAAGCAATGCCGTTAATTGAAGCGTTTCCTGATGATACGCAAATTATGATTTATAAATTGGTAACATTACCAAGAGGAACGGCTAAACTACCTGTAATCAATATTGGTTATAACAGTATTAATTTAAAACAAGGTGCAACTTTAACAATTACTCCTCAAACATTAAACTATCTTGGAGCTACAAGTACATTTGAAGCTAATGGATATGCTGTAACAGTAGGTGATGTTAGATATTTATCTACATTCTCATCTACAGGAGTTGCTGGAGCTGAAGTTACTCCAACCGGTGTTACCCAAACACTTGGTTCACAAGTAAGCCAAACATTGATTGGTACTTCATTTACATTGACTGGTACTACAATTAATACTTTATTTGGTTCAAATTCAAATCAAATTACAACTACAATAACAGTATTAGGTAGAGATAGCGGTGCTAGAATTACTGTTCCATTAGTAATAACAAAAACAAATTCTTAATACATAACATATGTCATTTGTAAGATATACTCCAGAAGATTCAGTAGTAAGTGTTGAAACGGTAGTACGCCCAATGTGGAGTGGTAATACCAATTTATTAACTACTTTTTATACCTCTACTGTAATTACAAGTTCTTTTTACCTTAATGTATATGCTGAAGCTCCAGGAAGTTCACTTTCTACTTCTGCTTCAGTACAATTTGCTGTACAGTATGGTAACAAATATGGTAGTGGTTCTGCATATATTAACCCTTCAGTAACTGCTCAATTACCAGATAGCTCATCTATTACTCCTACTAGGGTAGTATATGGACAATATAGAACACTATTGTTAGGAACAGAAAGCGGAAGTTTTGAGTTTGGTAGTGATAATCCAAATGGTATATACATTATTAACGTAGCTAGAAACCGATATAAAGAACACATTCAACCTGGTTCTTTAACATTAAAACTTTCTAACGGAGGAAATGTAATTTCACTAACAGATAATAGCCAAGTAAGTTCAACTACTAATTATACTACTAATGGTTTATTATATTATACATTAATTAGTGGAAGTGAAGGAATACAATCTCCAAACGTAGCTACTAACGCTTCTATTTATGGATATTTATTCCCTGATAATGATATTATTGTATTGAATCCAACAGCCTTATCTAAGTCAGCCGGTGATGGTGGAATAGGATTTAACCCTACAGTACAAACTCCAGGAGCAGATAATGATGTAGATGGTGCTTTTTATAATACTATTTCTGCAGGAGCTTATTTTGCTTTACAATCTGCTGAAAATGTAGCTGCTCATTATTTCTTTACAAGAGTAAAAAATCAAGACTTTAACTATACAACAAATCCATCTATTATAGACAATAATGGTAATTTGATTTATTCTACTTTAATTAATAATCCTCAAACGTTTATAACAACAGTAGGTCTTTACAATGACCAAAACGAGTTATTAGCGGTTGCTAAATTAAGTAGACCATTAGTAAAAGACTTTACTAAAGAGGCCTTAATTAAAGTAAAATTAGACTACTAATTTATATAATAATGTTGCTACATGGGATCATTCAAAAAGTTAAAATCTTCAGATGTTATAACAACACCCGTTATAGCTAATAAACAATGGAATTTTAACTATTCCCCTTTACCCTTAAACGATCCCTATATTGGCTTTTATAACGGAACCAACATACCAGGTATTTTTAATCCTGAAGGGGAACCCATAACTAATGGGCAATATGATAGGTTAATGTATGATTTCATTAACCAATTATTTTATCATCAATATTCAGGCAGTTTATCAACTGCTTCTCTTGCTTCTTCAATATACTATGAATCAGCTAGTGGGTTAAGACCAACTCAATCATATTTTAATTTTAATAATGATCCTGGGTTTATAAATACTTTTCCAACTGGTGTGAGTGATTCTATAAAAATATTATCTATATCTCCTAGTGTGTTTGGAGAGCAGGTTTTACCTTATACTTTTCAATTAAGTTCTTCTGCTTTTGTTATAACAGATGATGGTAAAGGAAACCTATATAGTGGACAAACACAAGTTGGAAATATATTTTATCCCGAAGGTATTGTAGTAATTACAAATGCTAATCTTCAAAATGAATTTCCCTTACCCCCTGTTGCATATAATGATGTTATTAACATTATAAGAAGTGACTATGGTGATCCTGTTGTGTTAAATTTATCTCCATTAACTAATGATGATTTACGAGGAAACACACTTATAAATCAATCTATTCAATTGTTTGGGGGACAGGTTAGTTATTTTGCAACCGGTTCTAATAATACTGTAACAATGTCATTTAGTGGCCTTGGAGTTGGAGTATACCAAACCTTTTACACATTCCAGGTAACAGGTTCTTATGGATCTCCGCTAACAAGCAATACAGGGAGCATAATTATTACCGTACAAGACCCTGAATGTTCTTTTGAATTAAGTGTAACACAATATGAGGAATTAATATTAGCCACAGCTAATGTAAATGGAGATGAGATTTGTGTTATATTTGAAACATTTGCTGGGCCTTTAGGATAGTGGAACAATTAAAAAATATAAATAAAAATGGCATACGCTAGTGCTTCATTTGATGTAACCGCTTCTGTATTATATTATGATACAAATTATAATTATGAATATGTAGATATAATAGTTTATGCTAATAATGTTAGTGGATGTGCTACATTTACTACTGCTTCTGGGGAGACTTATCAGGCTTATGTTTATAATGTAGACCCTTATTTTGATCCAAGCTAACACTATAAGAATATGTCTGTTATAATAATATTTAGTCCCCCACCTACAAGAACTCCAACTCCCACTGTGAGTATGACAGCGACTCCTGCGCTTACTCCTAGTGTGACAATTACACCTACTTTAACACAGACTCCTACTCCTTCTATAACTCCAACAGCAACTATTACTCCTAGCACAACTACAACCCCTGCTGCTACTATTACACCATCACCATCAGGAACTCCAGGAGTTAGCTCTACAGCAAGTCCTAGTCCTAGTGTTAGTGTAACTGTAACTCCTACTGTAACTCCTTCTAATACAGTAACACCATCTATAACCCCAACAGCAACAATAACACCTACAGTAACTCGTACCCCATCAGTTACTAACACACCTACAATTACTCCTACATCAAGTGTAACACCGTCTGTAACTGTAACACCAACATTAACAAGTACTCCAACTGTAACTCCTTCTGAAACAGTAACTCCTTCAGTAACTGTAACTCCAAGCGTAACTGTTACTTCAACAGTTACCCCTTCTGTCACTGTAACTCCTTCAGTAACAATAACTCCTTCAGTAACTGAAACTCCAACTGTAACTCCTTCATCTACTGTTACACCTAGTGTAACAGTCACTCCATCTGAAACTGTAACGCCAACTTTAACCCCGTCTGTTACTATAACACCAAGTGCTACTGTTACACCTAGTGCAACAGTTACCCCAAGTGCTACTGTTACACCTACTATAACACCAACTAACACAATAACTCCGAGTGTAACAATCACACCTTCTGAAACTGTAACACCAACTTTAACACCAACAGTAACAATTACCCCGTCTGTCACTATAACACCAAGTATTACTTCTACAGCAAGTATTACTCCAACAGTAACGATAACGCCGTCTGCTACAGTTACTCCAACAATAACTCCTTCTCCAAGCATAACACCAACTAATACTATAACACCAAGTATTACAGCTACTCCTAGTATCACACCAACAGCTACTATAACACCTAGTGTTACCATCACTCCATCAGTAACTGTAACTTCTACTATAACACCAAGTATTACACCTACAGTAACTATAACTCCAAGTACTACAGTTACTCCTAGTGTTACTGTTACTCCTTCACTTACTCCAAGCAGTACAGTTACTCCATCAGCAACAATTACTCCTACTGTTACAATTACACCATCTGTAACTGAAACTCCTACAGTAACACCTTCTATAACTGCTACTCCAAGTATTACACCATCAACAACATTTACTCCTACAGTAACTGTTACTCCTACAATTACTAGAACAACTTCTATTACTCCTACTCCTACTATT